GAGCAGGCGTACCACTTACGTTACGAGAGAACTCCTCCTATGAAACAAGAAGAATACGTTAAATGGGCTAAGGAGTATTATGGCGACAAGTCAGAACAAACTTATTGTGGTTACTTCACCCGGGCAAGAGAAATAAAAAATGAAAGGTGGGATGAAAGGTTAGATGAACTTTTAAATCCTGCCATAGAAGAGTTAGGACAGTTACTTACCAACCCAGATGCACGTATAAGACAAAAAGCAGTAGATCAGGTAGTAGAGTATGCCGGAAGGAAGATTAAGAAAGTAGAAACCGATATAACATCAGAAGGTAAATCTCTTAGTATAAAATTTGGTTCTGAAGAATAATTTTCGTATCTTTAATTAAAAAAGACTTACACCATTGGATATAACGTTATTTACTCCTTACCCAAGACAAAAGGAATTTTTAGATAAGTTTGCTGACAGTGACGACTTGTTTGGTGTTGTTAATAGTCCACGTGGATCCGGAAAGACACTGTTAGGGATCAATATAATGCTTTATTGGTTATTACAAAAACCTAACCGGAAAGGAGGTTGGATTGCACCGGTTTACGGTCAATCAAAGAGTGTAATGGACCAAATAGTAACAGCAGCAGGAGAAACTATTAATGCTTCTAATAGAATGGAGGGTACAATCTCGTTTATAAACGGAAGTACTCTAAAGTTCTTATCTTCAGATAGTCCAGACAATATTCGAGGCTTTAGGTTTACTCACTTAATACTAGATGAGGCAGCATTTGTAAAAGAAACGGCTATAAGTACTAGTATACTACCAACACTTAACCCTTCCGGAAAGAAATGTTTAATGATAAGTACCCCTCGTGGTAAAAATCATTTCTTTAGATGGTATAATAAACCGGAGGTAGTATCCATGTCTTTTCCATTAACAGAGTGTCCATACATTAATCAAGACCTTGTAGAGGAAGCTAAAAAGAGTTTACCGGCAGACATCTTTAGACAAGAGTTTTTAGCAGAGTTTGTAGATTCCGGAAATGACGTATTTACAAACATAGACAAAGTATCAACAGTAAATTTATTTTCCAACCAAGTACCGGTAGAGGTGTATGTAGGTATAGATACAGGTCTAACCTCAGACATGTCAGTAATAACCCTAATAGATTCTTTAGGTAGAGTAAGATGGATGGAAGGCATTAACAATAGAACCATACAAGAGATAGCCGGAAAGTTTATGGACCTTATGTCTTCTTTTAAAGTAATAGGAGGATATATAGAAGCTAACGGTGTAGGTAAGGCGATGGCTGATCTAATAATACCTAAGTTTCCTAAAGTAAGAGAGTTTTTTATGACCCAAGACCGTAAACAGGATCTTGTAAGAAAGCTAATAAGAGATATAGAAACGTTAACGATAGAGTTACCTACACAAGAGTTAGTACCTGAGTTACATTCAGAGATGTCCACGTATAGTTACAAGCTGTCACCTTCAGGTAAACTGTCTTTTTCACATCTACCCGGCACCCATGACGATTATGTAGACTCGCTTATGCTAAGTAATTATAGCAGAGTTAAGTTTATACAAAATAAAAGCCTTAAACTTAAGATGGGTGGTAATACCGTTAGGCCTTCCTTTGGTAGTCTACCTAAGTAGTAAACTAAAACATATCAGGTAATATTTATTTTTATGCAGACTAAGTCTATTGACATTAACATTCCGGAATACTTAACCATAGAACAGTACCGTAAGATGAACGACTATAACGGGGATACTGACTTTGGTAGAATGATACATGCTATAAGTAGTATGTCCGGAGAAGACTTTGAAACTGTTAAGAAGTGGCCGTTATCGGTAATAAAAGAAATATCTTCAGCATTTGCTGATCTAGCCGATCACAAGCATGAGTTTCATAGCATTATAGAATGGAATGGTCAGCTCTTAGGATACTCTCCAATACAGCACAGTACCTTAGGTGAATATGTAGATATAGAAAATCTATCTAAAGATTTGGCCGGTAACATGCATAAACTAGCTGCTATACTGTATAGACCTATAACTAAACATCGCTTTAAGTCGTTTAAGTTTGCCGTTAAACAAAAGGTTAAAATGGTAGCTAATGACGTAGAGAATGTTTTTGACTGGTATAGTGTTGAGCCTTACGATAGTAATGTCCGCAAACAAAGAGAAGAAGAATTTAAAGACTTTCCTGCACATATCTTTTTTGGTGCAGTAAGTTTTTTTTTGTCAACCGTAAATCTATACTCGATAAATACTCTTTATTCTCAGAACAAGATCAGTTACCGCAAGAAGAAGAAACTACAGAAACAGCAAATGAGCAGTCTTTCTCAACACATTGGGGCTGGTGGGGGACTATTTACTCACTCAGTAAGTCCAATATACTTACAATTACAGGCGATAAATCGATTACAGACATAAACTTTATAACCGTTCTAAATTACTTAGAGATAGATAAAGATTTTAACAGTGAACTACAAAAAATAGAAAAGAAACAATTACAGCTAAACAGAAGAAGGTAAAATGGCAAATGTAAACAACATATCATATAGTGAAGTAATAGATTTATTTACTTCAGCTTCTACTGCTAATGTAGATGTAGCAAGCTTTGAAACCGGTACTTTAGATTACTTAGATTCTTCTGCTGTAGAAAAGACTTACCCTTATGTATATCTTAGACCTATAAGTTCACCCGGGGTGGTAGATAAAGTTAGAACTCTAACCTTTGAGTTATACTCTATGGATGTACCTAAACTATCAGATGCAAGTCCGGTAAAGATAATTAGTGATGCAGAAAATCGTATATACCAGCTAATGTCTTGGTTTAACCGAGGTGATAACGGCCGTCAGCAGATATGGGATGTCACTATGACAGATCTTTCTCCGGTTAATGAAGCATTTCAGGATAGAGTTTACGGATGGGTAGCTACTATAGAAGTAGCATCTCCTTGGAATTGGGATTACTGTGATTATCCTCAATTATAATTTATGGCAGCAAGAGAGATAAATAAAGTAATAAAAGAGTTCGGTAAGGATTTACAAAAGAATCTAAAAAACCTCGCTCCCTACAGAACAGGTACTCTTAAACGAAGTATTAAGACTTTCTCTGATATACAAGGAGAGACGGTAAAAGCCGGTGTAGACATGGTGTATTATGGACAGTATGTAAACGATGGTACTTATAAAATGGCCGCACAGCCGTTTATTAACGATGCATGGGATATGACAGTCTTAGATGCTGATGTGGATAAGGTTATGGAAGCACAATTAGATAAATTATTTGATAAAACGTTTAAGTAATGGCTATATCAATAGTAACACAACCTACGTATCCTAATGCAAGTTACACCAATCTTGTATATGCTGTAAGTAGTTCATTATCCGAAAATGATCAGTATCAGTATGTAATGGATGTTACACAAAACGATATTGTACTGGTAAGAACAAAACAGTATCCTAATCCTCAGGGTAATGCTATATTTGATCCTGCAAGGATTATAAATGATTATCTTTCTTATGATGCTTCCTGGCAAATAGATAATGTAACCGGACCGTTAACTGCCGTTCAAACATTTGTAATAAAATTTGGAGAAGAGTACGGAACATCTCCTTCTTCTTCTGTAACACTTTATAATGGTTCAGGCGGTGCTGGTGCACCGGGTGTATCCGGAAGTGATGCTATAGTATTCCCCGGTGTTATAGATCCTAACAACGGTGTAGGATTTAACTGGGTATCTTCATCACAGGCTTTAACTAACATGCCTAATACACAGACTCTATCCTATGATGATTATCTTACCATGGCTTTTTATACTACAGAGTCAGCTTCAGATGAAGTAGAGGTAGATTATAATCCCGGGGCTACACTTACTTATGATATTGCAGCATCTTCGTCTAACGGTTTTGCTGCCGTACCTATTTCTACTAAAAATATTGAAGCCGGAGCGGCATGGGATGAGATAGTAGTTACTTACAACAATGAAACTTGGACTTTTACCAAAGATGAAGAATGTAACTACGATAGGATAAGATTTGCCTTTGTAAATAATTACGGTATGTGGGATTATTACGGGTTTAACTTACCTATAAGAAAACAAACTACAATGGATAGACAGATGGTAGATAAACCATTTGTTAACTACGGTAGTAATTCCGGACAATACGATGTAAATAGAAGAGGTAAGGACTACTACAATACACAGTACACAGATAGTATTTCCGTTACTACACCTTTAATAGATAAAACAACTGCCGAATGGTTAAGTGAGATGCTAGAATCTCCTTCGGTATTTGTACAAGAAAACGATAACTTTGTTCCTATAATTATAACTAATGCAAGCTACAATCACTATACAAATTTAAGAGGTCAAAAGACCTTCCAATACGATATATCATTCCAGTATAGTAACCAAAGAATAGGTAGATAAAATGGCTGACTTGATTTTAAGAGTAGTATATCAGGGTTCAACTTATGACCTAGACATCGACAGAGACGTACCTCTGCGACTGGATGTATCTGCGGTTGAAAATCAAGAAATAGGAGAAGTATTTGGTGTAGGTTCTCAAACCTTTGATCTACCGGGTACTAAAAGAAACAACAGATTCTTTAAACACGGATACAATGCCTCTCAGGATGATATTCCCGGAATGTATAATAGTATACCGGGTTATATTATTTCTAACGGAGAGACGCTCTTACAAGGGGAGTTCCAATTACAAGAGATCATTACCGACCAGTCAGGGTTTGTTACCTATAAAGCAGGTATATCAGATACCTTTGTACAGTTTAAAGATGCATTAGATGGACTACTTATAAAGGATGCAGACTTTTCTGCTTATGACCATAGGCTTGATGCTAACTTTATTACAGCTTCTTGGCTAGATAATGGCGGTACTTCTTACGGGTTTCCTCCTTTATCAGGAGCAGTATTTTATCCTTTTATAGACTTTGGTACAGATAATGTAGTACCTTTCCCCCAGCAGCCTAAAATATTTGTAGATGATTTTGCACCTACATCAACAATACAGTCCGGTAGTATAAACAGAGACAATGTACTACTAAAACAATTTGAACCTACAATAAGAGTACCGGAACTACTAGAGGTAATGTTTGATCAGGTAGGTTACGCTTACTCTTCTTCTTTTATAGATAACTATTGCCAGGATATGTATGTACTTCCTAAAGCTTCTGATAGTTTAGGACCGGTCATAAATACATCTGCCGATGAAGTAATAGTTAGTATGTCTGCCAATCAGTCAGTATATGTTATACAGCCTGGTACATCAGCAACAGTAACAGTAGATTACGATACAGAAATAAAAGATGATAGAGGATACTTTAACCCTACTACTAATGAATTTTTTGCAGCAGTAACAGGAGAGTATGAAGTAGATATAAATGTAGCGTTTTCAGCTGATACCGGACAGGCATTTCCTTTATATGCAAATTTATCTTTCGGTGGTTGGGGTGTAAGTCAAAGTTTAGAACCTGGTGAAACAAGAAATTACGGATTACGTCTTAACAGAAAAATTTTACTTACTTCAGGTTCAGTTTATACTCCTAGGTTTAAAGTAGTAGCGCAAAATTCAGATGCAGATACACTATGCACTATTTCAAGCTCGGCATCTTATTTTAAGATACCTAATCCTGCAGCTAACTATCAAGATGCTAGTATTAGTATTGCAGATCAATGGGATCCGGAAACTAAAACCATAGACGTAATTAAAGGGTTTATAACCCAGTTTAATTTAGTAGCTGTACCTGACTATCAGCAGAACAAAGTTATTAAGTTAGAACCATTCGATGACTGGATAAGATCAGGAAGATACATTGATTGGACAGATAGATGGGATACTGCTGAAAGAGTAGCTATAAATCATACGGTAGACGAACAACCTAAAGAGATTAAGTTTAGTCCTGCAGAAGATGATGATAGGTTTAGTAATATCTTTTTAAACAATGCACCTAACTATCAGTACGGTACTGTAAGAACAATAGCAAGCAGTAACTTAACTAAAGGTCAGAGAGATATAGACGGGTATTTTGCCCCTGTAATTCTGGCTTCTATGATAACAGGGTCTATAGTTGAGGATAGAAGTTTTAATCCTACAGGTATTTTTACCAATAATATAGGAGATAGTCAGGCTATCTTACCTCATATCTATAGATTAAATAATAGTAACCAAGAAACTTATAAGTATAAACCTAGAATTGGTTATAAAATTACCGGTATTCCATTAGAAGATGGTCTAGGAAACGTAACTTATATGCTACTTGAAGGTGCTGTAGGTCCTGATGACGACTCCATTAACGTTTATTCTACACTGTCTAATGTAGAAATGGAGAATCGCTTTAAGCTATACCCTTGGTTACACGGAGGTACACAGGTAACTAATACCTCTAGAGACTTAAACTTTGAGAGTAATACTAATAAGTACATACCTCAAACTTATTTCCCGGGCGCAAGTATAACCGGTTCTGGTGCTTATAATAACTACTGGAAAACTTATATAGAAAGTTTATATTGGGAGGGTAGTAAAAAGGTAACTCTTGACTTACAATTCTCTCCTTATGAGTATAAAGATATTCGTCTTAATGATAGAATATTCATAAAGGATCAGGCATACAGAATAAATAAAATACAAGGATTTAACTTAACAGAAAAAGATGTAACTACTGTTGAGTTAATTAAACTGTATCCACCGTATGCAACTAATATTGGAGTACCTGCTGATTGTACATTTGTAGTTAGTGGTTCTGAATCAGATGCTTTCTGTCCAGATCTACCAACACCAACTCCATTCCCAGGAGGAACACCAACACCTGTACCTACTCAGTCACCAACGGCTACTCCTATCGGAGCTACACCAACTGCAACACCGTTCACTACTCCTACACCAACACCAGTAGGTCAAGTACCAACGGCTACACCAGTACCTACTTCAACACCTGTACCAACATCTACACCGCCTCAGAAATACTATGCTAGATTTGTTACCTGTGGTGAGCCTGCAGGAGCAGTTATTCAAGTATTCGATCAGAATCCTATTTCTCAAAACTTAGTATTAGGTCTTGGTCTAGAATGCTACGAATGGTACAGTGAAGGTGGTCAAGGTCAGGATGGAGATATCGATACTTATCCGCAGTACAACAGCTGTGATGATTGCGGTGTACCACCAACTCCGACACCAGTACCGACTGCTACTCCTCTACCATGTCGTCAATTACCTGGTATTTATGGTAGTACAGTAAGTGCTCAAGATGCATACTGCGTCTCTACTAAACCTTCTGGATTGTACTTTAACGCAAATAACTTAGCTCTTGCTACTCAAGTCTACACAGACAGTAGCTGTACAGTTCTAAGAAGTACAAACGTTTATCTAAGTGATCAAGTAAGTATAACAAGATTCTGGAATGCAAGTACTCAAACATTGACTACAGTATCACAACCGCAGTGTCCTTAAAAATTAGAATATGGCAGTAAAGTCTATAACATTAACAATGACATCATATAATGACGGGGTAGATAACTTTACTATCTACCATACGTCTATTGATCCTAACAATGTAATTGCTACAGGTGTTAGTGCTGCTACTATGGCTGCAGGTTTTTGTACTGAACAAATTTATTCAACCTATGTAGTTAAAAGTAACACTGCAAGTTGTCAAAATTCATACTATATAAGCGTAGGACCTACTCCTACACCAGGTGCTGCACCTACAAGTACACCAGGAGCTACAGAAACACCTACTCCAACTCCTACTCCTACACCTTCTGATTGCTTTACTTATAGTATTCAGAATAATGATTTAGTAGATAGTTTAACTTACCGTTATATTGACTGTAACGATAATGTTGTAGAGGATTTAGTACTTTTAGCAGATACAGATACTCCTGATTTCTGTGCTAGATCTGGTTCTGTAGAAAGACAAGGAGGTACTAATTCTTATGTAATTACAGAAGAGTCTCAAGAATGTACAGTACCTCAGATACCAACAGCAACTCCTACTCCAGATCCTGATGCAACTCCTACACCTACAGCAGGTGATAGATGTTTCTTATATACTTTATTTGCTCAAAATGCTACTACTACATTTACTTACACAGACTGTATTACAGGTGCAAGCAAAGAAGTTACAGTATCTTTAGGAGAAGAAACAGAAGTATGTGCAAGAGATCAAGTAGCCGGTACTATAACAATGTCACCTTCTAATGGAGGTACAGTAACTAAGGGTAATCCTTGTGGAGATATTGGTCCTACACCTACACCCATACCGCCTCTAGGAGTATTTCAATTCGGAATATCTTCTGTTAGCATTAACAGTAACTCTTTTACAAATCAGATTACAGGTTCAGTTTATGCAAGTACTACTCCAGATGACTGGGCTACTACTTCTTCTAGATTTTATGTAGATGAGGACTTAACAACTACATTTAACGGAGGTAACAACTACTTTCACATTACTTCAGAAACTCATAATGTAGTATGGTCAGTAAGTCCAACAGGTTTAATTACAACAGAAGGAGCTACTTGTGGTACTATAAGTAAATTTTATAGAACTGTAGCTGCTCAATCTTTTGAAGATCCTTGTACGTTCTATCCTGGTGAAGAAGTCTTTACAGTAGACTTTGACGATATAGCAGATATGCAAGATGGTGATACAATCTATGCTAACTCTACACTTACTACACAAATAGCAGATAATGTTCAAGGAGGGTATGCTTTAGCTAATTCAGCCGGAGGTGCTAACGTAAGATCTTTTACATATAGTGTCAATAGCGGGGTAGCTAATATAAGTATTTGTCCTACACCTACTCCGGCACCTACAGCAACTCCAACAGCTACTCCTTTTGTATCTTATCAGTTAGAACTTACTTCAGGATCTACTAACAATACTGAATGTTTTGAACCTGTAGGAGCTTTTGTAGTGTACTCTGATCAACCAGATCCTAACACAATAGTAGGATTCGAATCTACTTTATATACTGATTCAAATCTAACTACTCCTTTTGATGGAGATGATCTTTGGTACGGTATAGCTGCTTCAGGAAGTGTATCAGCTTCTAGATCAGTATTTGTAAACAGAAATACAGGTTTAGTATCAGTAAATTATGATTGTGGTACTCCAGTACCTACACCTACTCCTACTTTACCTATCTATAGATTATATAGAAATGCAGGTAATACTGACTCATCAACAAGATGTTTTGGTAAAACTTCTACGGCAGTATACACACAAAATGCTGCTTCTGCTTCTTTAATTACTGAAGGAGCAATATTCTATGATGATGCTGCTATAAATAATCCAGTATCAAGACTACTTTGGTACGGTATTTCAGATACTGATGGAGGAGATCCAGTAGTAAAAGTATTCTATTCAGGTTCACAAACTATAGTAGAAGATGGAGAAGTAACAGAAATACAAGACTGTAGCGGTAGCTTACTATCGGTAAGTATGTCTAGTTACCACTTAAACTTTACAGATGCTTGTAATGATACTACACCAGAATTTATTGCTTACTATGCACCAGATGTAGATCCTTATGACTTACAGCCAGGCGAACAATTATTTGCAGATGTAGAATTATCTACACCGTTTGGTAATAATAACCTTTACTACGGGGTATATAGCGGTTCTCAAGCAAGTCCTACTAAAGCTTATCAGTTCTTTACAGGAAGTGCTAAAGCTAGTCAGAGTTGTGCTATTCCAACTGCTACTCCAACACCAACGCCTTCACCTACTCCGTTTGTATTCTATAGTATGAGTATAAGTTCCGGTAGTACTGAATCTGATAACTGTACTAATGCATTAACTTCAAGTGTATATGCTTCACAGCCTTTGGTAGATTCTTCAGGTAGTAACATTCAATTATTTACTGATGAAGACTTAACTATACCATTTGAAGGAGGTAACCTTAACTATAGAGTACAAATGTCTGGATCAGCTGGTAAGTATAGTGGTTATGACGGTAGTTATACTGTAACTAATACAGGTGTTGCTTCTAACTATGACGAATGTGGTGTATTATTTACTCTTTACGGTACTACTTGTAGATTAACTTCAGAAGATCCTTGTGATTTCCCAATTACTAGAACATTATATACTAATGACTTTACAACAGTAGATGATATTGAAGCAGGAGATAAGATTTATGTTAATGCTACCTTAACTACTGAATTAGCAGATAACTGTAGAGTAGCTATTAGTGATACTTATGAAAACACTGGTGGTAGTTCTAGATCTGGTTTATACACTCTTTCTGGTGGATGGTCTTTCTTAAGTAGTTCTTGTCCTGCACCTACACCGACTCCTACTCCTACTAGTACTCCAACTCCAACACCTACAATTTATGAGTTTGGTGCTACTGAGATTTTAAGTTTCTTAGATGTATGTGGTGAAACTACTACAGGATCACTTTATACTCAAGACTTTGCTACTTTAAGTACAATATCAGTTGGAGATAGACTTTATAGAGATGCAGCATTAACAGAGGAAGTTACACCAGGAGGAGATTATATTGGATTAAGTGTTGAAACTGGTTCTGGACATTATCCATCACAGTATGTACGTTATAACAATACTACAGGAATTGTATCAGATGGTGCTTGTCCTACTCCAACTCCTACACCTGGTCCAACACCGACTCCATCACCAACTCCAAGTAGTACGCCTACGCCAACGCCTACAGCTACTCCTTCAGTATTTACTAATTACTTTACCTCTACAGGATACTCATTTGCTTCATCGGCTTGTTTAAATACTTGTACGGTAGCAGTTTATACAGCAGAAGCATTAGGAATTGGTAGTACAGTCTATACAGACTCTTCATTGACTACTCCTTTAGCAGGTGGATTCTTATTCTGGGGGTATGGTATACAAGATGATTTCTCACAATACGGTTTAGAGATAAACAATAACGGGGTAGTGATTGATGCAACAAGTTGTTAGTAACCTTATAACCAGAGAATAGTATTTATATTATATGGCCACGAAAACTTATAAAGTAGTAATAGACGTCGATTCAGGAGACGTTACCCAGCTGGAGAAACAGTTAGAAGGAGTAAATGCCGAGATCAAAGAGATTGATAAACAGGTAGATGGCCTTACTATAGATCAAAAGTTTCAAGCAGCAGAAGGTAGTATTAAGATTATGGCCGGAGCACTAGCTGGTGCAGTAGGTACTTTAGGAGTATTAGGAGTAGAGTCAGAAGCATTTGGTGAATTCGAAAAGAAAGCAGCATCAGCCATTGCAGTAGCGGTAGGATTTAGAGATGTAGCAGAAGGAGTTAATCAAGCAAGAACAGCTTTACAAGGTCTTACAATAGCTCAGTTAAAAGCAAATGCAGCAGCATTAGCTAATCCTTATGTAGCTGTAGCAGCAGCAGTAGTAGCATTAACAGGAGCTTTTGCCAAATATGCTTCTTCTCTTACTAATGATGTAGTACCGGTTACTGAGACTTTATTGAATATGTTTAAGTCTTTAGGAAGTGCTACAAGATTTGCTTCTTTACAGGCTAAGTCTTATATAGATAATCTTGAAAAAATTAATGATGAAAAGACTTTAGCAGGTCTAGAGAGAAGTGTAGCAGTCTTACAGGCTTTTGGTCAAGATACTATAGATCAAGAAATACAAGCTCAGGAATTAAGATTAAAAGCTTTAGAAGAAGGTTCGGAAGAATATGAACAAGCACTTACTAAACTATTAGTACTTAGGGCACAGAAAGCTAAAGCTATACAAGATAAAGAAATAAAAGATGCTGAAGAGGCTGCTAAAAAGAAAGCTGATGCTGAACTAAAGGCTTATAATAAACGTCTTGAAGAACTTAAATTCCAGGAAACTTTAGATGCTTGGAAGAAACAAGATGAAGCAGCATTTACCGAAATAGGTCAAGAAGCTGCTATGACCTTTACAGAAGCCTTTGATAAGACAGTAGCTGAAGAATTCGATCCTAACAGTGTTTTTGTTATGGATGAAGATGATGGTTTAGATGAATCACTATTTGGTTCAGATGGAGTCATCACAAAGTATAGAAATGGTCTACAGGAAGCAATAGATGAAACTATTGGCAATAGAGAAAGATGGGAGAACTTTGTTAACATAGCCTCAGAAGCTTTTGCTAATATAGAAACATTATCTCAGCAAAGATACGAAAGAACTTTACTTAATCTTCAGAGAGAAAGAGATGAGATTCTTAACAATACATCTTTAACAGAAGAGGCAAGAGCTAAATCTTTAGAAAGATTAGAGAAAAAAGAGAAAGAAATTGAAATACGTAGAATAAAAGCAGAACGAGATCAATTTACTCTTAAACAGACACTACTTATTGCTGAAGAGGTAATGAAAGCTAAATCTTATGCTATGGAAGCTATACAAATAGCCAGACTTAATGTAGCAAAAGCAACAGCAACAGCTCAAGAAATAGCATTAGCAGGTACTGCAGCAGTAGGAAAAGCTTCTATGTCCTTAGGAGCATTCGTAGCAGCATTAGGACCTTTTGGTATTGCAGCATTTGCAGCATCTATAGGAGGTATTATTGCTTCAATTATTTCAGCTCGTAAACAAGCCAAAGCACAAATAGCAGCTATATCTGCAGAGTCTGGTGGTGGTGCAGCTGGAGGAGCTGTTGTTCCTTCTCTACCTTCAGCAGGTATGGGACAAGATACTTCACCAACTACAGCAGCATGTCCTACTCCTATGGTAAGGGCTTATGTAGTATCTGGTGATACAAGAACTGCTAATGAAGCAGATGCAAAATTAAATAAAAGACGATCTTTAAGTTAGAACTATGAAAGTACTAGAATTAATTATAAATGCTTTAGATGATTTTACTGGTGTAGACGCAGTAGCATTAGTAGAAGAACCGGCAATACAAGCAGACTTTTTTGCTTTCAACGATAAACAAATACAAGATAGTATTATGTTTGGTTTAATTAAGAATGCAATGAAAGACTTGTTTGTTACCAGACGACCAGGTGAATCTAAAGAAGATTACATTTCCAGGTGTATTCCAGTACTTGAAAAAGAGGGATATCCTAAAGATCAAGCAGCCGCTATATGCTATAGTACTTTCGATTTAGTTGATGAAGGAGAGTTAGATATTCACGGGTATGTTACAAGACATTTTGATATATGTCCAGGAGCTGTCTCTTTATATGAAGCTATCCTTAGAGGTGATCACGGTACAATCGATCAAAACTTAGTTATTAGGGCTGCTAAATTACAAGATGCTTTATTTTATCTAGAAAAGACAGTACTAGAGAAAGGTACTGCTACTGAAGAAGACGTTATCTCCGCACAGAACTTGGCAGATGAGATATATGTACTAGCAGACATGATGAACCTAAGAGAGCAACACTCTTATGTAGATGGTCACATTGCTAAGATAAAAGAAGTAGCTGCACAACAGTTTGAATCGTATACAGACTATCCTAAACAAGCAACCGAAAATGCTAAAATAGCATTAAGATATGCAGAAGAAAACGGATGGGGTAGTTGCGGTACACCTGTTGGTAAAGCAAGAGCAAATCAACTAGCAAAAGGAGAAGCTATTTCAGAAGATACAGTAGCTAGAATGGCTGCATTTGCCCGTCATAGACGTAATGGTCAGAAAGAATTAGGAGACGGATGTGGTAGACTTATGTGGCTGGCATGGGGTGGTGATGCAGGAGTAGATTGGGCTATCCGTAAAATGGATAAAATTAGAGAAGAGCGTAACCTTACTTCTAAGTTTAACTTTGCTTTACAAGAAGATCAGCAAATGGTAGTAGGTCCTCTTATGATTCCAGACAAGCTTATTTTAAGAGTAGATGAAAACGGTGATCCTTATTATGTTTACTTTTCTAAAGAGACTATAAAACAAGTAGGAGAGAAACTAATGAAGAATGAGCATATGAATAGACTGAATCTAGAAAACAATCCAGATAAACCTGTAGAAGGTTATATGGTTAGTACATGGATTGTAGAAGACCAGCAAAAAGATAAGCAGCAAATATACGGTTTTAACCACCCAGTAGGTACTTTAATGGGTCAATACAAAATAGAGGATATGGATGCCTGGCAGAAAGTAAAAGAAGGTCAGGTAAAAGGATTTTCAGTAGAAGGTTTCTTTAACGATCGTTTTGTACAAGCTTCAAAATAATATATATATATATAATGGACTTAGATACATTAAAAGTAAACCTTATAAGCCTTTCAGCCATTAGTCTTTCTATGACTAATATAAATGAAGTACTACAATCTATAGCTTTAATTTTAGCTATAATTTACACTCTGTTAAAAATTTATCAGAGATTAAGGTAAAAAAAAGAACCCCGAGTAATCCAGTAAATCTCGAGGTCCTTAAAAAAACCGAATAAAAAAATATAAAATGGTTAGCTCAGATTGTGTGTAGAAAATCCGTTAATAAAAAACT